ACTTCAAACTATTTGAGAAGTTCTTGTTGTGTGTCGGCATGTCTCCCGAAAATATTCGTAGTGGTGCTATGTCTCTTGTCTTCAATGATTGTGTACGTGAGGAAAATCAGCGCAAGGTATGCGTTGAGTATGAACTGACTATGGATGAAGATCTCCGTAGTAAGTTTGAGCAATGGAAAAAAGAGGAAGAAGAGATTGATCAAATTGTTAAAAACACTCAAAATGTAATTGATAAATGTTTCAACAATGACTGAATTTGTGAAGAAACCTGATGAGATTGTGCTGGAAGCCGATTACGAGCTTGCCCTTCAAGAGATTAATCGCTGCCTGGATGCCGCATTTGGCAGCCCTGAACGGGATCGGCTCGAAGTGCTGACTGTTTTAGTAGATGACTATGAGGTCAAGCATTACCCCATGAAAAACAATGACTAACGAAGATGTTAATTCATTGAAATAAATAATTCATTGAAATGAATAATTCGATGACAATTGCAACATAAAGGAATGCATTTATCTATTTCTTTTTTAATTGTATTCCAGCAATAACCCCTTGCCGGCATACAGCTTACTGTATATTTTTTGTCTTTTAAATGATGAAATTCTATTACTCTGTGGTCCACTAAACCACAATTAGTGCATGATAAGTTTTTCTTATATTCTAATAATTTATCTTTAACTTTCTGATACGCCTGCATCGTTATTATAGATATAGTTTTTATCTATGGGGTCAGGACCTCCATTGCAGATAATAACAGCTCTTTCATAAAAAAAACAATCTGTTTTGTTCTGTTTTTCTAAAGCTTCTTTTACTTTTTGCCAGTTCATTTTAGTATGTTCATCCATTATTTTTTTCGTTTGGTGTTAACCAAAAATAATCATTTGTTTCACCTAGTCTACCCCATTTAGGTGCATGTTCAACATTAAAATATCTACTAGACACTTTAAAATCTGGGGTTTTTAATTCATCATTAGTAAGCGAAGGATCTACCATGCGACAACGATTGTTCGGATAAGCTCCGATTTGTCCATTTTCTAATTCAATAATGTTATGTGATTTGTGTTCGTCAGGAACTTCAGCAAAATAATAATCTGGTTCATCTCGATGAGGATGATAATTGTCAATTGTAAACAAATAAGAACCTTTCATTTTTCCTGATTCTCTTGTCATTACTTCAAACTCCATATTATAAATTAAATTCTTTTCTATTACAGTAAGTCCAGTATCAAACCCATTCCAGAATTGTAAATCTGTTAAAGGTAAATCAGGAGTAGGAGGCACGGGGCTAGTAGGATTGTCACTATCCCAAGAAAGAAAAGCACTAATAGGAAGTTTGTCATAAAGTGCTCCGTATTCGGTAAGGTACGTTTCAAAATAAAGAGCACGCCCTGTTAAAGATTTGCAACTAACCCAATAGCCAGGAGTATATTCTCCATGGCCATCTTGTAAATCTCTAAGATACTCTCTTCTAACCCAAACTTTAATTGGAGGTAAGTTAGCAACTAGTGTTGTCATTGTTATTAAAGGTTTGGTTTAATGTCGTGGAATTTGCCCATGAATTCATCAATTGTTTCTAAAGCATCTAGCTTTAAAAGAATTTCTGATAAACCTTGAATAACAACAGGATGTTCATTTCTTGCTGCAAATGCCAATGCATTTCTGAGTTGTGAAGCTGCCTCCTGAATTGATTCTTTTACTTGTCCTGATAAAGCCATTTCAGATTCTTTGGGTTGACGAAAAATAGGAATTAATCTCATCGACATAAAATTGTTTTATTCACTATTCTTGTAAATTATTTTAATAAAAATAATGAATAAAACCGTAACATGTTTTAGTTATTTCCGAACAACTAACTGGGTTTAGTCATTTCAGATCCAACGTTGCTTTTCACTTCTTTGAGGATTGTATTTCCAATAGTCTATAGGCAATTCTAAATTATTAAAAGGTCTTTCGTATTTTTCATTGTTAGGAAGACCTCCCCATTTTTCAACATAGTATTTACCATTAGATGCAAATGTTTCTTCATTTTTTAATTGAAAATTTACATTTCTTTTTAAAGTACTGCTTACAGCGTGATTGTAAGTTAAAGGAAAATTTTCCCATTTTAAATTTGCCATTCTCATCCGATGGCGATGATCATTATCTTCGTAGTATCCAGGGAAAAAGTTTTCATCAAATGTACCCACTTTATTAATTATTTCAGGTGTAAGCACCATGCATGAATAAGCGTTTTGAGTTTCATCACATAAAAGACCTACAAAAGGTTTTTGTAAACGTTCTGCTAATTTTTTTAATTGATTTTTTCTAGGATGCCAATCACATCCCATAATAATCCAATAAGGTACATCAGTATTTTGTTGAACAATTTGATTACAGCTACCAGCAAAACCTACATTCATACGATTAGTAAGAACACATACTTCTTTAATATTTTGATTGCTAAGTCCTACAATAATTTGATCAATAGCATCTTGAACAGAATAATCTTTGCCCATTGAATTATCCAAAATAAAATAACGATTAACTGGATAATCAATTGCATGATATTGTTTAAGCAAATCTTTGCCTCCATTAAGAATCATGGTGGCGATTATTTCAATGGGTTTTGACATTTTAAAATTTTTTCTAAGACTAGCTTATAAATCTACTCGAAGATAATCTTCTTTTCGTTCTTTAAGTTTTGCTTCATATTCATCGGCATAACATTTTTCAACGTCTTGAACATAACCATCGCATTCTTCTTCATCTATAACCACATAAAAACGAGAAACGTTACAAGTCATTGCAAAAAAATTTTTATGGTCTATAGTTATTTTAAATTGTGTAACTACAATGGAATTAAAAAATAATGAAGAGCCAACAAATAATATTGTTGATTATTACGAATTAAATTCTTTACCTTCTCGAATCGAGATCAATGGCAAAAGACATTATAATACACCTTTCTATACAGGACCTGCTCCGTCCGTGACAACTATCTTATCTGAGACTGCAAGCGAGAAGAACAAGAAAAAACTGGAAATGTGGTCTAAAGCCAACCCGGGGGTAAAAGAAGAAGCGGCTCATCGTGGAACGTACATCCATGCTGGTATGGAACATTATTTTAAAAAAGAACCTTACACCATTCCTAAAGAATATGAAAATTTTTGGCAAGGTATGCCTAATATACTTGACCAGTTTGAAAAAGTTATTTGGGCAGAAACACCTTTTCTTGAAGAACACCAATTTGCTTTAGCATCTGATGGGGTAGGGCGTGTTTGGGGTAAAGACAAGGAAGACAGGGCGTGGGCTGGCTCTCCTGACTTGATTGGCTATGTTAACAATAAACTAACACTTGCTGACTTAAAAACCAGTGTCAAACCTTACTCAAGATATTGGCCCAAAAATTATGAAAAAGGTTCTAAAGAGTGGAGAGATCTTCTTAGTGGATATATGAAATTTAAAAAAACATTAAAGCAATTAGCTGCTTATGACATTGGCATAGAACAAACTTTAAATATTCAAGTAGAACAAGCTGCTATTTTAGTTTCTACTCCTGAAAAAACTCAAGTTTTTAAAATCTCTAGAAATTATTTAAACATCTTAAGAGAAGATTGGTTCAAAGTTGTTGAAGAATATTACAGTCAAATCGAAAGATGTACCGTATATTCGGATGAATTAATTTAATCACTGTAAAATATTATTTGATGCACTTGTTTAATGAATCTAAATGTTTCAAGCGGACAGTGGATCACTTTTTTTAAACAACAAATGCAATTTTATTCTGATTTTCCAATTTGTTTTGTAGTTCCTTCTTCTGCTCATGTTCATGCTTTTTTAATTGCTCAAGAATCTTTTCCTAAAAACAATTTTACTTTTAAACTAAAACAACAGGCAAACTAACATGAACACAAACCAAAAAAATCTCAAGCCAGGTGACATTTGTTTAGACTATATTCCTATTGATTGGCCTTTAACTCCTTTAGGAAACGAAAAAAATCCTTATACATTTGGATGGCAAAACAAACCTTTTACTCCTGAAGAAATTAAAAAAGAATTAGAAAAAGGACAATGTAAAGCCATTGGTTTACTTAGTGGTCCTGTTTACAACCAACCATACGGGCTAGTTTGGGTTGATTTAGATGGTGAAAGTGTTATTGATTTAGTAATTAATTTATCTGGGGTAGATCCAGCTGAAGCTTTACCTTCTACTCTTACAATTCAAAGTGGTAAACCTGGTAGAACACGTAAATTATATAAATTACCAAAAGAACATTGGGATTGTTTTGCTCGTAATAAATATGTGTGGCATACAGATGTTAACCGTGAACAATTAGAAATTTTATGGTCAAAGCATCAAGGTGCTTTAATGGGTGCTCACCCTGAAACAGAAGGTTATTTTACTTCTGAAAATGCTGGTTTTGAATGGGCTAATAATCTTCCTGATCTTCCTATTTGGATTTTAGATGAAATAATTAAAAAGAATATGCGCAATGGTAAACCAGCTGCAGAGTACAGTAGGTTTGTTGGCCCTGGTTTTGCAATAAATACTTCAATTTCTTTAGAGCGAGATATTAAAGTTGCAATTGAAGCCATAAATCAAATGCCTATTGAGGCTGCTGATGACTACGATATATGGATTACTGTTGGCCAAAGTTTACATTCTTTAGATGAATCATTATTAGATGCTTGGGACGACTGGTCTAAAAGATCAGATAAATATAAAGAAGGGGAATGTCATAGAAGATGGAAATCTTTTTCAAAAGGAGGAGGAAGAGGTATTGGTAGTTTGTTTCATTTAGCTCAAGAATATGGCTGGAAACCTAGCCAAGAACACAAATACACTGGACCTAGCGATCAAATGTTAGAAGAATTTGAAGCAATTTTAAAAGAAATTACAAATCAATCTCCTGAAGAAATTGCTGAACACGCAATTTCTATTGAAAGACCAATAACAAAAGAAACAAAAAAACAACGTAATCTTTCTTCCAACGTTATTGTTGATTTACTTTTAAAAGATTATTACAAAGATAATCTTTTATTTAATCAAATAACAGGTCAATTTTATCAATACAATCGTGTTCATCCTGGCTTGTGGTCTCCTATAACGCGCTTAGAAATGCTAGGCGATATCCGTTTAAAACTTCAATTACCTGCATTAAAAGCAATAATGCCAAATGGATATACCTCTAACTTAATGAATGATTTATTTGCTCAATTACAATCTATATTAGCTTTTAATGATTGGTATCAAGGTAATAATTATCTTTTATTTTCTAATGGAGTTTTAAATATTGAAGATAAAGAATTACTTGACTTTGATAAAAAACTTTTTCTTACTCAGCGTATGCCTTATGCTTTTGATCCAAATGCAAACTGTGATCAAATTATTAACTGGCTTAAATACACTCAAAGAAATGACTGGGATCGTGTACAAGTTCTTAGAGCATGGCTTAGAGCTGTATTATTAAGTGCTTATGATATGCAAAAATTTGTTGAAATTATTGGTCCTGGTAAATCTGGTAAATCAACTTATGCAAATTTATGTGTTGCATTAGTTGGTAAAAGTAATTCATATAGTACAGATTTTTCTAATCTTGAAACAAACAGATTTGAAACTATTGCTTTTATGAATAAAAAACTTTTATTATTTCAAGATATGGATCGCTGGGGTGGTAGTGTTTCTAAATTAAAAGCAATTACAGGTGGTGATTGGATTCGCGTAGAACGTAAATTTCAAGCAGAAAATCCTGAACCTTTTCAGTTTCATGGTTTAGTAATGATTACAGCCAACGAAGCAATTCAATCAACTGATTATACTTCTGGCTTAGCACGTAGACGTTTAACAATTCCATTCGATAGACCTTTCCAAGGTAATTTTAAAGAGCAACGTGAGCTTATAAAATTTGATACACAAGGCAATCCACGGGGGGAATTTGCATCTTTATTACCAGGGCTTGTTAATTGGTTGTTAGAAATGAACAATGAAGAGATGCGAGGTTATTTAATGGAAACAGGTAATAAAGTTAAATTCTTTAAAGAATATGAAAAAATACAAAGCTTGCGTTCTAGTCCTTTACTTGACTGGATGGAACACAAAATTGTTTTTGCACCTGGTGAAAAATGCTCTATTGGTTTTGCTAAAGCCGCTCCTCCAGGGGGAAGTGGATCTTATGTTAACTGGGATAAATGGTTATATGCAAGTTACTGTGAATTTTGTAAAACATCTAATGTAAACATAATGTCTCGAAATCGTTTTGAGCCATTGTTTTTTGATGTTTGCAAACATCAACTTAAATTAAATATATTTCATGTACGTAATTCAAGAGGTTTATTAGTATTTAACGTTGCAATTAGAGATAGTGGTCCGGGTGTTTCCAAATACCCTTCTATTGTTGAAGTATCTACTGATAAAGAAAAATTTAAAGAATTTTATGGTAATGAAATAGAAGATACAAATGAAATAGTAACAAACAAAAAAGAATGGGAAAATAAAGAATTGTTTTAGTTTTTATCTACTTCCAAAGAAGCTTCGCATAACAAAGCAAATAAAAACTGTTTCATTTGTAAATAATCTTCTTGTTGATGTGCTGGTCTGGCTGGGCTGCCAGGCCAGTTTTCTATTGCATCACAAACTGCATCATACAATGTACGAACTGCTAATAAATCGAGTTCACATTGAATCACCACTTCACCTTATGAGACCAATATCGTGCTGAAAATTTATCTGGTTTGGCATCCTGTGCATTATGTCTAGCATAATATGATTTTTTTCTAGCTTTTTCTTTAGCTGTTTTAGGATTTTTGCCAGCTCCTTCAACACCTTGTTGGCCAAAGCGAATAATTTTTTCTTTGCCGTCTTTGCACGCTTTAACAACATGTGATTTAGTGGCATGTTCAGGCGTACGACGTGGTTTGTCACACGCCATTTTGTCTTTAGCTAATTTTGCAGCACTTGCTGCTTTTTTATGTTTACTCACTTAACTGAAGGAAAAATTTTTTTTAAAGCATCAATAATAACTTGAATAATACCATTTCCTTTTAGTGGCGTATAAGGAAGGATTTCAGATGTAGCTGCAATTACAACAGCAATAATAGCCGCAGTTGAAGGATCCATAAACTGCATACTTAACTTTTAAAATTATAGCAATAACTAAATATTTATGCTAATTTTTATACAGTGAATAACTACACATGTCTAATAAAAAACCCAAGTTACTTTGGATTGGCGATATTATTGCTACCACAGGATTTGCTCGTGTTACTGAAAATATACTTGAGAGAATTTGTGATGACTGGGAAGTAGTTGTTTTAGGAAATAATTATTGGGGTGATCCGCATCCACTTCAAACAAAATATAAAATTTATCCTTCAAGTAATCGTTTTCAAACTGCACCTTTTGGTGAACAACGTATTAGAGAAGTTGTTGAACGAGAACGACCTGATATTGTTTTTACAATGAATGATATCTGGATTATTAACGAACAATACCGGCAAATCGCTGATCTTCATAAACAAAATTTATTTAAATTTATTGGTTACTATCCCATGGATTCTTATGGGTGGACTGGTTGTATTGCAGACACTGCAAATGAATGGGATGAAGTTATTTGTTATACCGATTTTGGTTTAGAAGAAAGCAAACAAGGAGGCATTACAAATAAAAATATTCATTCAATTCCTCATGGAATTAATATGGGGCAATTTTATCCTATGGATAAAAAAACTTGTAGAGAAAAACTTAATTTACCTTTTAATGATGCCTTTATTGTTTTTAATGGTAATAGAAACCAATTTAGAAAACGCATTGATTTAACTATTACTACATTTGCAAAATTTTGTGTAGACAAGCCAGACACTCAACTTTATTTGCATATGGGTTTAAAAGATCAAGGTTGGGATATTATGCCTTTATTTAGTAGAGAAATGCGTAAATACGGAGTGGATCCAAATAATCGAATTATTTTAACGAGTAACAGTCCTGGCTCCCCTGGGGTTCCTGTTGAGCTTTTAAACGTCATCTACAATGCGTGTGACGTTGGCATTAACACCTGCAAAGGCGAGGGCCATGGCTTAGTTAATCATGAGCATGCTGCCTGTCGCGTGGCCCAGGTGGTGCCTGATCACACCTCATGCAAGGAGATTTTTGAAGGTGCTGCTCCCCTCATCGAATGTTATTCAACGGATGTGGATGTCAATTATTCCAGAGAACTCCCCATTCCTGACGTGGATAACGGAGTTGAAATTCTTAATAAATTATATTATGACCGAGATCACCTTAATGAAGTGGCAGAAAAATGCTATGACAGGGCAACTTCCGAGCGATATGACTGGGATTATATTGCCCCTAAATTTAATGAAGTTTTTAAAAACGCAATTAAAAAACCTGGTATAAATTTTGTGTCTTCCAAAAAAAACAATGCGGTAAAAATTAAAAAAAGCAAAGACAAAAAAATAAAAACCTAGTAATATAGATGCGGACACTCGCGACGAGGAGCACTTAGGTGCTCTTTTTTTTGTCATCATAACCGGAATTACTATGGGACTAATTTGTCGATACAGAGACTCAGACTTTTGACTATTTTATTTTCTAAGTTACGTAACCTATGGAATGTAAAAAGTTTAGGCAAAAAAATCTTAATGATTTTCCTAAACTTTTAACAAAGTTGCGGTTGGCTCTTATAAAGAATAAAATAAGCACAAGTCTGCAAGTCTGCATTTGCTATGGCAAACGTCCATGCCAACCCCAACTTTAAACGCTATAACACGGTTGTATTGCCATCTGAGACTCAATTTAGATACATAAGAAACATGGATTCTTTAACAGATAAAGAACTAAATAAGCAAGGTTTCTACCATGGCTATACATGTGCTTATGGTCATACAATTCGAGATCAAACCAATCACTGGTGCTATTACTGCGTTTTAAAAATTGTTTCTAATAACTGTGGCTTTGATATTAATTTTTTACATCAACTTTATAAACTTAAATATTTTAAATTATGGGGTCAAGTTAATATAAAAAACTGGGATGAATGCTGGGAAGCACCTAATAAAATGGTGACTTTTCCCTCTTATCGTTCTATGTATTCAAAAAAGAAAACTGAAAATGTTTCATTTCACAAAGCAATTTATCAGTGTGCATGGGGAGATATTGGTAAAGGTTATGTAACTAGATCTTGTGGAAATAAAAATTGTGTTAATCCTTTGCATTTAGTTTCTACTTGGAATCGATCTGTTCCACCTCAAACTATTTATCCATTTGAACTTGAATTTGAAGCAGACAAATTAATGAAAATGGCTACTAAAGCTAAAAATCATTTTGTTCGCCCTACTATTTCTTATCCACAAGATGTATTAAATGAATAAGAAGTAAAATAGATAAAAAGCTTAAATATGACTCGTAATCTTTTTTCCGATAAAAGCCAAAGAAAAAGAACAGCTCAAGATCCTTTGTCTTTAGGAGAAGTAACTCAGACTACTGTTAAATATTTACGTGGAAAATTAGGTCCTCAAAATAAAGTAGTACAAGGTGGTTATGGTGGCGGCACGTATAATCATTGGTTTAAAATTAAACTATTGCGTCCAGGGTGGTTAATACTGGCTAAAGATGGTAATGATAAAAAGAAGTTTGCTGTTAGTACTTATAACTTAAATAAAATACCAATAGAACCAAGGGCAATTTTTCAAGATGATAGCTTGTCTACTATTGGAACAAATGGAAAAGTAATTTATCCTTATTTTGGGCATATAATGGGTGCCCAATCAAATTTATATAATACATATAATCCAAACGTTCAAAACAGAGGAGATAATTTATATCTTCCGCTTAATAGTGGTGAGTATTTAATTTGTATATCTAGTACAAGAAATGAAATTATTAATTATGCACTTGCTTTAGTTGTTGAATTTGCTAATCCTAATTTTTTCTTAGCTTTAGAAGATTATTTCTTGTTTTTAATAACATCTGTTGGTTTTACAGATTTTTATGCTTTAGAAGATAATTTTTTGTATTTATTAGAAGATGAATCATTTATTGCACTTCCTGTACAAGATGAAGAAGTAGAAGGTTTTTTTGAATTAGAATTTGGCCCTAATTATGATATTGAAGATGTACATGAACATTCTTTAAGTGAATGGCAAACTGCTTGGTCTTTAGAACATACACCTGATCAACCTTTTCCTTCTGTTTTAATACCATTAACTTCATTACCATGACAAAATCTCACTATCAAAAAAAACATAAAAAGAAAATTAAAACATATAGATTAAATAATTTAATTATTAAATTACGTTTAATTCCTTATGTTAAAAATAAAAATAATGTAATTTGGTTGTTTTCTTTTGTTTGTGGTTATAGTGTTAGACAAGTTAATGATTGGTTAGATGAAAGAAAAAATAAAAGAGCTAAACAATTAAAAAATCAAATTACAGGAAAACATTGTTTAACTCCTCATTTTTTTGCTATACAAACTTTAAAAGAATGGCAAAATAAAATACCTAAAAATGATTCAATTCTTTTTATATGTGATTCTGTTAAACCAGATAAGCAATTTAAAATTTATAAAAAATGGTTTACAAAACATGAAAAAAATTGGTTAATTGATGTGCAAAATTATGCTTTTATGTATTATCCAGAGTCAACAGGATTAAACCAATAAACAGTTCCTGCCATTTTTAAAACTTGTTTTTTTAAAATATATGCTTCTTCTTTTGAAAGAGTAGCGCATTTTCTTTTGTTATTTATTTCATAACAAATATTTACTAATATATTTTCTTTTTTCATGCCAATATACACCATCCTGTAGATACACCTTCAACCATCCATCTAGGGTTAAAATTTTTATAGCTGTAATGTAAATTTATTCCTGTTGTATTTATATATTCTCCTGTTATTAAATCTAATTCCCCCCATGGATCATGAACAATAAAACCATCGTCATCGTATCCAATAACACATGCCCAATGTCCTCCACCAGAAGGTGATTGTACTGTTCCTTTATGTAAAAATCCTACTGGTACAGGCTTGTTATTATCAATTTGAGTTTTAATTGTATTTACATTTGCTCTATTAAAAAATCTTGCTTGCAGTCCATAATTAAATAATGCTTTTATTTGAGCAGTACTTTCAGTGCTATCTCCGTTATAAAAAACTTTACGAATATAATCATCATCAGAAACAATAGAATCTGGTTTTAAATATTTTAACATCATTGCACAACTTGAACTAAAACATGTGCGAGTTGCGTCTCTATAATTATCTCTTTGACTCATATATTCAACATTTAACGGATTTGAATGTTTTGGTTTTTTAATTTTATTTTTAGATTTAATTATTTCTATAAGTTTTTCTCCGTATAAGGGATCTGTCGCATACCCCTCTTTCTGCAATTGGTAGCAAGCGGCCTCCCAGGTTTTACAGTTATTGATTCCTTTCCATGTTTTGTAGTCTTTATACCACTTAGTGACCAAATAATTAACAGCACTATATAAATCAGGAAAGTCAATAAACTTATCTTTGATTTCAATCCATTTTTCATTTAAAAATTCCTTTGTGTTAACTTCTGAACCTTGTCCTTTTAATCCAAAATAATTGTTTTCACCAGAAACATGTTTACCATTACCTGATTCTAATGCCCATTGTGCAGCTACGACTTCAGGATATTCAGCTCCTGCATCTATTGCTGCTTTTAATATGCCTTCCCACGTATTTGTATATTTTTTATTTTTTATTTCTTCTATGCTTTTTATATTTTTAACAATTTCTGTATTTTTTTCTCTGTATTTAGCTGCAAAAATATTTAAGATTTCTGGACTTACTTTTGTTTGTAGCCAGTCCCAAGCTTCGTCTTGATGTGGAAAAGCATTATAATATTTTGCTGCATTTGTAAATTTAATTGTCATTTTGTTTAAGGATTGTTTTTTTGTAATTACCTTCATATATTTTACTTCCCACATGCATACAAGTGCTTGAAAAATCAATCCAAATTTTAAATCCTAATTTATTTATTTTGTTGCATAAATAAACATCTTCTCCAATAAAATCTTCGCCTTCAAAGTCATATTGGCACATATTTTTTATTTGTTTCCCCCTGAATTCTAAATTAACACTGTTTTCAGCTAATTTTTCTAAAACTTTTTTGCTTAATTTAAGACAGCTTGTACTAACAGTTTTAACTGATTGTAAATTGTTTTTAATTGTTTCAAATTGTTCTTCATCTTCAAACCAAAAATCGTATTGTTCTTCTTTGTCATTTTTTTTAACTGTAGGTACCGCAATAACATCTTCTGGATTTTTAATAATATTAATTAATGTTTTAGGATCACAAGAAACATCTGCATCAATAAAAACTAAACAATCTACTTTTAAGTCAAGCGCTATTGTTAATAATTGATTTCTCGCCATAGGCAAAATACTTTCATTGCTAATTGAGCCAAACATAATATCAATATTATTTTTAATTCCTAATTTACAAGCTTCAGTTATTGATGCTACATAATGAGCTTCTACATTTCCATGTAGTGCTGGTGTAGCAATAAATGCAGTAATTATTTTTTTCTTATTTGGTTCAAAAAT